AATTTATATATTATAAAAAAAAAAAAAAAAAAAATAATTTATGTAGTAAAAAATATATTACTTATATATATTTACATAAATGTAATAAAAATATCAATATATTATATACTAATTATTTAAATGAGTAATTTTGAAACAGGTACATTAATTAATGCATTAGATAATGACAATAATAGTTCTATATTAGAGCTTGATTCGAGTAAAATTAGTACTATAAAAAATAATATATTACAAAACTTGCAATTATCACGTGATGATTTAAAAGATTTACATAAAAAATTAAAAAATTATCGATATGTAGATGAATTACCTGATATAAACTATGGTTCATATATTAGATGGATTAATTTGAGAGATCCAAATAAATTAAAGTTAACAAATGGTGGTTTTATATGTGACATACAAGTAAATGACTGTATAAATATTACATGTAAGAATCAATACAATAGATTTTTCCAACTCAAAATGTCCGAAAATATTATATTTCAAAAAATTACAAATCAAGAGAAAGTACTATTGAATGTAATGGATTATTTAAATAAATAACTAATAAACTATATAATTTATTAATTATTTAACAATTTTTTTGTTTTACGCTTTTTTTTAGTCTTAAAAAGTTTTTTATTAGTTTTTTTTTTACTAATTAATTTAGATTTGGGCTTACATTCAAACTTTTTAATAGTTAAATTTTTTTTCCCCAAAACACTATTTTTACAAATAGCAATTGCTCTTTGTTCATCTTTAGACTTTTTATTTTTTTTATCAACCGATTTGATGCACCTACATAATTTATCAGCTATCAAATTTTCCGCACTTGATTTAATGTAGTTTAACTTAGATTTTTTAGGTATATCATAATCATAATAGTTTAGAATTGTTAAATAATCTTTTTTTGTTAACTCCATAATAATACTTATTATATGTATATATAATTTTTGTATGTATATATAATTTTTGTATTAATATAAAAATTATATTTTATGTAAAAATTAACTTCTAATTAATTATTAAATGAAAGATGATTATAAAACAATTGTTTTTGATTTAGATGAAACGTTAGGATATTTTACAGAATTAGGTATTTTTTGGACCTCATTACAAAATATATTTAATAACGAATTAAATGAGCAAAATTTTGTTAATTTATTGGATACATTTCCAGAGTTTATAAGACCAAATATTTTAAACATATTGAATTATATTAAAAATAAAAAACTAAACAATCAATGTTATAAAGTACTATTATATACAAATAATCAAGCAGTAAATAGTTGGGCAAATTATATAATTCATTATTTCAATACAAAACTAAATTATAATCTTTTTGATCAAATAATAAGAGCATTTAAAATACAAGGAAAACAAATTGAACCATATAGAACTTCACATCAAAAAAAATATAGTGATCTTATGAAATGTTCAAAATTACCAAATAATGCTAAAATTTGTTTTCTAGATGATCAAGAACATGAACAAATGATACATGAAAATATATACTATATTCATTTAAAACCTTATATTTATAAGTTGCCTTATGATATTATGATTTCACGATATTACAACAAATATATAGACAAGAACATCGATTATAATGAAGTAAAAAATATATTATTAAATAATATGAAACAAATAAAATTTAAATATGATAAAAAAGATGATAATGAATTTAAAATTGACAATATAATAAGTAAACGAATTATAGAACATTTAAATGAATTCTTTTCATAATAAATACGTAATAAATGAGGTTGATAATATAAAATATATTAAAGATGGTATAATATAAAGTTTTTTTTCATATTTTTTTTCTTTCTTATCATATGTGATATATTTTTTAACATAGCTAGTTAATGATGTAGTTAATAATAAATATATACCAGCAGTAAATGCTAATTGTCTATCAAAATTATCGTTACTATTTAATATTCTATTTTTTGTATAAGGATTAAAATTAATTACTAAGAAAAAACTAATATATATTTTGATAAAATTATCCAAACTATCTAAATACTGAGGTGCAAATGATGAAACACCTAATAAAGCTAATAAATATAAAATATTGGATAAATATAAGGAATATACAAAAATTTTTTTGTGAGTATACATAATTTTATATTATATATATAATATTATGATTATTTATTTATAATTTATTTATAAACATCTAATGTGCGTGCACTAGCATCTTTTGCATTAACATATTTTGGCATCCAAAAGTAAGGAATAGTCTTTGCATGGTTTTCATAGTTTTTTTCGAATAAATACCTGTAATATTTTTGTTCTAATGTTTTTGGAATATTATGATCATAATAATCCATTTTATGAACTCGTTGCATCAATTCATTATCATTTTCAAACAAATCAGAAATTCTTTCTTCAATAATTTCGTACCATGATTTTTTAAGACTACTAACCCCATCACTAAAAGCTTCTTTTGTTCTCCAAAGAATTTCTTTCGGCAAATATGTATCATCGTCGAATGCTTTTCTAATCAAATATTTTTCACAATTAGAAAGAGCATTATAACGTTCTTCATTTGGTATAGATAAATAGTATTGAACCCATCCGCGATCTAAAAATGGTGTCCTTGGTTCTAGTCCATTAGAAGAAATTGATCTATCTGATCTCAATACATCATAATATGCAATGTCTTTTAATAGTCTTCTACATTCAGAATCAAATTCAATACTGTCTGGAGATTTATGAAAATAAAGATATCCACCAGATAATTCATCACTTCCATCACCATTAAAAATTACTTTAGCTTCACTATTTTCAGAAATATATTTTGCAATTAAATAATTACCAACACTAGCACGAACAGTTGTTGTATCATAACTTTCGATTGTTTCGATAACTTTTGGAATAGCATCAAAAAAATCTTTCTCACTGACAATAACTTCATGATGTTCTGTTCCCAAATAATCAGCAACAATTCTAGCATATTTTAAATCTTCTGAACCTTCTAATCCAATACTATATGTTTCAAGTTGTCCATCATAATATTTTTTTACAATAGATGTAACCAAACTACTATCTAACCCACCTGATAGCAAACAAGCAATCGGTCTATCAGTAGCCTCTACTCGTTTTTTTACAGCATTCAAAAATTCTTTTTTTATACCATCTAGCGACCATTCATTGTTTTTCCAGAACCCAGGCGTACTATAACAAATTTCTTCCTCTTCATTCCAAGTACCAGAAGAGTATTCATATACCGTGTAATGTGATGGTTTATATTGTTTAATAGTAAAATTATTATTATTATGACAATAATATTTATTCAATGTTTGTGTAATATTTGAAAGTTGTTTTAATTCAGATGAAAAAGCGATTTGTTCTAATTTGAATTTATTAGGTGAGAAAATCTGTTCTTTTGAACTATCCATATTTGTATTTTGCATAATATAAAGAGGTCTGACACCATATGGATCACGTGAAACAAATAGCTTATTAACATTATAATCAATCAATACGAATGCGAACACACCATCTAACATTTGCATAGTTTGATGAATACCATATTTTTCATATAAATGAATAATTATTTCACAATCAGAATCAGTATTAGGCGTAATATTAATTTGTTTATATAAATCTTTGTAATTATAAATTTCACCATTACAAATTACAATAACATTGTCTTTTACAATAGGCTGATTTGAAACACTATTTATACCATTAATAGCTAATCGATGAAATCCTAAAAGAACATTATTATCGTATTTATCGAATACAGAGTTTTCAGGTCCTCTACCTTTAGCTTTCATAAATTCATTTTCAACATAATCTACTTCTAATACATTTTTATTTTCACTATTAATATTATTTAATAGTGCAAATATTCCACACATTATTACTGAAATAAAGGCTTAAAAAATCTTTATATATATTTTTTATATATATATTATAATATGGAAGGTGTTATTGAAGGAGTATATTATTGCAATGATGATAGAGTTCAGGAACTGAATCAACGTATATCAACTAGAAATATACCATCATCTGCTTTAGAACCAGCGTACAGTATCAGACCAGTATCGACCAAGTATGCGTATTTACCAATTTTAGACGTTAGAAAACCATCTAATGTTGAAATGAAAAAATATGAAAAATACAATTCAGAAAAAATATTTAATCCAGGAAATGCTCAAGCACCATGGAATGGATATTCATTAAATGTCGATGGTGAGTCTAAATTAAGAAATCAATTTTTTGCTTTACAAAAATGTGAACAATCAAATTATGTTCCATCAAGTAAGAGTGATTTATATGAAGTAAAAGTAGATGGTAATAATATTGATCAAAATTATCCACTTTTATTCGATAAACAAGAGTTTGATGCTTTTAATCCTAATACATGTAATTTAGGATCAAATTTATTTGATAATTGTACAAGACAACAAATAAAAGATACATAAACTTAATAGTAATAAATCAAATTATAAATTCTGTATTATATTTATAATTTGATATGGATATTTCAAATAATTTAAATGATATAAATAAGTTAACTTTAGAATGTCTTGTTAGCAAAAGTCATTATGACAAATTAATAGATAAAAAATTAGAAAATAAAATAGATAATAAAAAAATAAAATTTTATAAAAAACGAATACTTTCTTCTACAAAAGATTTTTTTAAAGGGAAATCATTGAATAATAATATTGATAAAATTTTTAATGAATATTGTCATACACTAATACAATACTTTGAAAATTTAGATACAAATGATATATTACAAAAAGATTACGAGTCAATAGATAATAGTATTCTAAAAGAATATACAGAAATGGAAGAAAATCCCGATGAGTTATTATTTAAAGAAGCTCCAATAAAAACATTAACATTAAATAATTTTGTTAAAAAAAATAAATCAAAGGAAAAAATATTTGTTCCTGAGAGAAAAGATATCAATTTAAAAGACCCAATATTAAAACGTAAAGGATTAAAAAAAAAGAAGAATGAAAATGTATAATAGTAATATATATATATATATGAATTATAAATCTAATACAAGAAAAAAAAAATATAGAAAAAATAAGACTTTAAAAAAAGTCAACTGTAGTGCTAACAAAAAGTATAATACAGACACATGTTATAGTAATAGGTCGATTGATAAATTAAAAAAATATTGGAATGTTCGTCATCCAGATGAAAGAATCAATTCAAATGATCCAAAAATAATATGGAATGAATTGAAAGATAATTTATTGAATGTTTGTGATAAAGAATCATGTTGGCTTCGGCAAAAATTTATTGCAAATAATTTAGATAAAGAACTAAAAACATATACTTTTGCACCAAAATCACCAAATACATGGAAAAAAAACATCAATGAGTGGTTATCTAGTGTAGATATTGAAAATGTAATGAAACAATACGAAAATAATTATAAAAATTTTAGTTTCATAGGACCATCACCCATTGATTTTGATTATCATAAATTATATGGGGATTGTGTTTGGGAAGAATTATGTAAATTTAATTTACAAGATTATATTGTTAGAAATAAAAACAAAATAGGTATTATATTTAATACAGATCCACATTATAAACAAGGTTCTCATTGGATATCATTATTCATAAATTTAAAAGAAAAATATATCTTTTATTTTGATAGTAATGGTGACAAAGTACCAAAAGAAATATACAACTTATGTGGAAAAATACAAAAACAAGCAAAAAAATTAAATATAGATTTAGAGTTTATTGAAAATTATCCAATTGAACATCAGAAAACAAGTTCTGAATGTGGAATGTATGCACTGTATTTTATAATTACATTGTTAACAAATAAAGAAAATTATAAATATTTTTTGAAAAAACGTATTGAAGATTCTAAAGTAGAGAGATTACGTAAAATATATTTTAATGAAGATTTATAACCATATAAAAATAAAATTTATATATTTTTATATGGATAATTTGAAAACTGATTTTACTAGTAACGACAACAAAGCTTTATTATGGTCAATATTATATGAACAAGGATCATTTAATAATATCCAAAACAATGAACTCCAAAATATAAAAACTTTATTCGAAAACAAAATAAATAATATGCATTCTGTATCAAACGAATCATTAACAAACATAAACAAAAAACTTATTATGGATATGATGCATACATTAAAAAACTATACACAAAAATCATCATATACTACTAACGAATTGGTTAGAGTAGAAGATATACAACAGGAGAGAAAAGGGAATTTTGATAAATCGTTGAAAGATAAAGAAAATGAAATGAAAAGTATGTTAGTTGGTAATAAACCAAATGAAGTGGATTTTTCTGATAAAGCAGACATACCTTTTGATAATAATAGTATGGATATGTTACTAGAAAATATGATTAAAAATCGTGAAAATGAATTAAATCAAGTAATTATAAAAAATAAACCAGAACATACAATCAATATAGGTGAAAATACTGATTTACTGAATAATGATATAACAAAAATTTCTGAAAAAAAAGTATCATTCAATGATGATATACAAGAAGATGAATTTATTAACAAATTAAAAAAAAATCCATATAATGATATTAATCAACCAATGAAATCTAGTTTTGCAAATAAAAATAAAAATAATTATGAATTTGATGAATTAAAAATATTACTAAGAGAGATTTTAGATAAACAAAGTCATATTTTGGATATTTTAAATAAAAAAGATACTAAAACAGATATTAAAATAGAACATGATACTCAACAGAATAATAATGAAGAAAATGATGCTCAAAAGAATAATAATGAAGAAAATGATGATATATTGAATTTTACTAGTAAATTAAAAAGTAAAAAATAAATAATAATTTAAAATTTAAATAAATTATTATTACTTACGAACAATAGATTGATTATTACAAAACCAATTATATGTCTCTGTTAAACCATTTTTTAAACTAGTAAATTCAAAATCAGGATAATATTTTAATAATTTTTCATTTGTAACAGTTTTTTTTAGACATCCATCTGATTTATTTGTATTCCATTTAAGTAAGTTATTATCTATACGCATCACTTCTAATAACGTCGAAGTCATTTCTTTTATCGTTATTTCATCATTACAACATATAATGGGTTCATTCTTTGTGTATATATTATCAAGTAACAAGTTGCATATTATTCTTGCAAAATCAGGAGCATATAAAAATTGTCTATAAGGACTACCTGTACCATATGCAAAATAATTTTCATTTTTACTTATTTTTTCCATGTGAAATCTATGTAAAATAGACGGAATCACATGTCCATTTTCTATATTAAAGTTATCATATGGTCCATATAAATTTACAGGTATTACGCAAATATATTGTGTATTATATTTATTATTATATTGTCTACATTGTAATTCAAGCATACGTTTTGAATAAGCATAACCTTCATTAGAATAATGTGGTGGTGATTCATGAATCATTGTTTCATCCATTGGAAATTTACTAGGATTACATGGATATATACAAGATGACAAACAAAAAATTCCTTTTTTGATATTATTTTTGTGACAAGCCTCAAGTATATTTTCATTGATTTTAATATTTTTACTGAACATATCAATATTTGAGTTCATATTCATAAATAATCCACCAACATGCGCAGCAAGATGAATTATACAATCAAATTTATTATTTTCAAAATATTTTAATACATT